AAGGAACACATGATGTTCAATTCGTATCAAAACGATACAACGATGTTTCATTCGGAAGGGGTGAAACCAAGCGTGGCAAAGAAAAAGAAAGATAAACATGTACCACATGCGGAAAAACAGCGAATTGAAACGCCGGAGCAAAAACAGGCGTTCGAAACTTATTTCATGATGGGTGAAGATCGATCGTATCGAAAACTAGCAAAAATGTTGAATAAAGGTGTGACGACAATCTACAACTGGGCGCAGTGGTTTAACTGGCAAGAACGCATCGAAGAACGTGAAAAACAAGTCCAGAAGATTGTCGAAGAACGCAACAACAAAACGATGGCTGAACTGAAACTGGAACAAGCCAGACTGATCGATGCAACACTGTCACGATTCTGGGAAAAAGTGAAGGCTGGAAAAATCGAGATCGAAAGCTGGCAAGATTATGAACGATTATGGCGAATTCGTTGTGAAATCGGCGGTGAAGCGGATCGCAAACAGTCTGGCGCACTCACTGAATTGACGAACATGATCGTGAAAGTGGGTGAACAGATCATGGCCAAACAACAAGAAAAGGCGGATGATGAAGAATGACAAAATATGTGCCGCCATCTGAAAACCAAGTGATGGCCATTCTGGGATCAAACAAACCATTTAATCTATGGGAAGGATCGATCCGAAGCGGCAAGACATTCTGGTCGATGGTCTGGCTATATCACAAGATCCAAACACTGCCGCCAGGGGATGGAATGATCCTGGGCCAAACACCAGAAACAATCTATCGAAACTTTATGAATGAATTCCTTTTCTGGCTGGATGACGAAGGTGCGAATTATCGCCATGTGCAAAACAGCCACATCGACATCGAATATATACACAATGGCACGCCAGAGAAACGCCGAATGTATATAGTCGGCGCAAAAGACAAAGGAGCAATCAAGCGGATTCGTGGATCGACACTGATGATTGCATACATTGACGAATTGACGATGATGCCGCAGGTCGTGTTTGACGAATTGGTGGGCCGCTTGTCATACAAAGAATCGATCCTGCTGGCCACAACGAACCCGGACAGTCCACATCACTGGGTGCTGAAACAATATGTCGAACACCCGGAAAAGAAACAGGACTGGTCCAGATGGCGATTCACAATGGATGACAACCTGGCACTATCGGAAGAATACAAAGATCGTGTGAAGCGGCAATATTCCGGCATCCCGGCACGCTATCAGCGGATGATCCTGGGTCGATGGGTGATGGCCGATGGCTTGATTTACGATGTGTTCGATCCGAAAAAACACGTCATCACCAGAAAGCAAATGGAATCGATGGTCAAAGGACCGCCGATGAAATGGCACGTGTCAGTGGACTATGGAACGAAAAACCCGACAGTGTTCGGATTGATCGGGCAGTGGCCACATCCGAATCCGACAAGGGATCGAAAATATTTATATATCTTGGTCAAGGAATATTATTACGATGGCCGCAAAACAGGTGTGTCAAAAACGACATCCGCTTATCTGCAAGATTTTAGAAAATTTATTGGTCAGAAGCGGATAAGCACGATCACGATCGATCCGTCTGCCACGCCGCTGATCGCCGAATTCGAAAATGCAGGATTGAGAGTGACAGAAGCAGACAACGAAGTCCTGGGCGGCATCGCATTGGTGGCGAATGCACTGGCCGAAGGATACTTCTATGTGCTGGATGAATGTGAACACACCATTGAGGAATTCGGCTTATACATCTGGGATGAAGCGGCTGGCTTGAAAGGAATCGACAGGCCAGTGAAGGAAAACGATCACTGCATGGACATGATCAGATATTTCTTCAAAACACACGCCGATCCATCGAAGCGCGGCGGTGTTCTGGGCGTGTCTGGTTGGTAAAAACCGAACAAAAACAGATGTCATCGGTCCAAAATATTCGGTGTTTCACCATCAAAATGTCAGCTGATCGTATAGGTCAGCATCCGAAAATACCGAACAATCATCATTTTATCCATTCGAAGGGGGAATCATTCATGGGATTGAAAATGTGGATCAAAAAGAAACTGGGCCTGGTCTATCCATCGGATGTGTTAAGGGATAAGCCAGGGGGTTTCATTGACACGACAGCGTTCGGCACGATGCCAGTCAATCAAATCAAACCAAAACAAGGGGGATCAAACATGGCAGACACATATGCAGAAGCAATGATAAACAAAACAAACTATCCAGATGCTGATCCAGAAATGACATTTGAGGTGCAACGATCCACGCTTGACAAACTAGCGGAAGAATACAAAAAAACAATGGACAAAGTGGACAAAAACGAAAATGTCCACGATGTCCACCAGGATGTGATCAACAAACCACGGCACTATCACCAGGGCGGATTCGATGCGCTTTATGTGATCGAAAGAAAATTCGGTCGTGTGGTGTTAAGGGGATTCTACATCGGCAACATCATCAAATACATCCTGCGATTCGAACAGAAAAACGGTGTCGAAGATCTGAAAAAAGCACGCTTTTATCTGGACAAGCTGATCGAACTTGAAGAAGGAAGCGCACCAGATCAAAGGGGGTGATGGATAAAAGCGGCGGAAAGGATGGATCACGGTGAAAAAGTGGATCATCGGTGCGGCAATCGGCACGCTGATCGGCTACATGGCCGGAAAATTGATCAGCAAACTGGACAACATGGACAAACGGATCAGACAGATTGAAGAAGAAATCGAAAGTGATGATGGATGGATCGATGCAGTCGAAACAGATGACGACATCGCCGTGAAATATCCACCGAAAATGGCATTCATCTGTCCAAAATGTACCGCACTGGTGATGTTTCATGGCACAGACGAAGCGGCACAGCAAGAGATCGAAGCATGGCGGCAGTACGAATTTATTTACTGTCCATACTGTGATGAAGAAATAGAAATCGATGACTGGACCAGACACATCCTGGATCAGTAGAATGAAAGGGGAACAGCATGAACGACAGCAAGATACAACCGATTCCACACATCGTGGTCGCCGAAAACGGTGATGGATTCCATGTGATCCTGGAAGTGGCCATCACCGATCGTGTTTTTATGCGATTCACGGTGGACATTGTGGACAACGAGGAAAAAGCATATGAACTGGCACATGAAATCCAGGATCGCTTGTCGGTGATCTGGAAAGAATAACGAAAGGAGAGGGGAAGATATGGGCATCAAGTGGACAAAATGGTCAACAAACGTGATCAAGAAATACCACGGCAACATCCAAAAATATCGCAAATTGTATGACGGTGATCATGCCAAACTGTTCGAACGAGCAAAACGGCTGATCCAGGAAGGGGAAATCACCGATCAGATCATCGAAGGTGCAGAAGTGGCCAGAAACGTCAAAACACCGTACATCGTGGCCAATGTCTGCAAGATGATCGTGGACATCCCGGCCATGTTGGTGTCCAGGGCAATTGGTCAAGTGACGACATCGATGTCACCAGATGATTTTGCTGGAATGGTCACTGATCAAGGTGATGGTACGGTGATCAGTCTATACGAAAAACAAAAAGAACTGATCAAAGGGATCGCCAAACGGTCGAATCTGCAATTCGAACACAAGACAAACATCATCCATCATCAAATGGATGGCGGCATTGTAGGAATGCCATTCGATGATGAAAACGGTCTGCGAATTGAATTCAAGTCGCGTGATGTCTATTATCCGCATCCAGATGGCCGTGGATGTGATCTGGTGTATCAACTTGAAATTGAAGATGAAGAAACAGAAGAAGCGATCAAATATTTGCATGTGTACCGGGAAAGAGTGGAAGAACAAAAACTGGTGACACAACACATGCTTTATAAAATCGGTGAATCCGGGATGTTGGAAGAAATCGAGGATGAAGCGGAAGTCAAAGAAATCCTGGGTATTGAAAAAACATACCGGGAATTCGAAGGCCGCGACAAACCATTCGTGGTGTACTGGCCAAACAATAAAACATTCACGCATCCGCTTGGTCGGTCTGAATTATACAACCTGGCCGGAAAACAGGATGAAATCAACTGGACATTGACACGAAATGCGATTGTTTATGAACGAAACGGCAAGCCGCGAATCGCCGTATCGAAAGAGATATTCCAGGCGTTGCAGGACAAAGCGTTTGAACGATATGGCGATGAAAACAAGATCGATCATCGCGATCTGGAAATTGTCACGTTTGACGAAAACGGAAAAGCGATGGAAGTCATTCAGATCGATGTCAGCAAGATCGGTGACATCAAATGGGTAAAAGATCTGATGAAACTGATGCTGATGGAAACACACACATCGGAAAAAGCGGTCGATTTTTACCTGGAAGGCAACACATCGGCACAGTCTGGGATCGCAAAATTTTATGATCTGTTCGTATCGATCATGAAGGCGGAACAAATCGCCACAGAATATGTCCATTTCTTGCAAGAACTATTCGAAAACTGCCTGTGGATCGCACACCAGGATGATCCAGACATCGTCATCGAAGAACCACGCATTCAGATCAAAGACATGATCCCGATCAGCCGCAGAGAATTGATCGAACAAGAAAGCACGGCATACAAAAACGGCACACAGTCGCTTGAAACAACAGTACGCAACCAAAATCCGACTGCGACAGAAGATTGGATCGAAGATGAACTGGCGGCCATCGAGGAAAGTCAGCAATCGACAGACACAACATCGATCCTGATGGGGCGGCAGACGTTATCGAATCTATTAGACAATCGAAATCCTAACGGCACGCCGATCGGAGCGGCACAGCAACAGCCACAACAAGGCACACCGCAAACAGGGGGTGGCCAGGCGTGATGATGAATAAAAATGGACAAGTTGGACAAAATGAACGCAGTGTGATCGTGGACAAAACGGACAAACGAGAAACGGCAAATCTGGTCATATCTTATTGTCTGATCATCGCCGGGATCATCATCACGATTGTCACTCATTTATGAAAAGGGGTGATCCTGGATGGCCAACATGGACCAGATCGAACGACAAATTGTGGAACTATGCAGGCAAGCTATTATCGACATTATCGCATCGGTCGGTGGTGTCGATAACTTACTGGATGATGAACGGCGAATGGCACTGGTCAACGCCATCGCCGCACGAATGCAACAACTGGGCGCAGACATTTCGGCCATCCTGCCTGCCGAACTTGCAAAAGCCTATTATCAAGGCATAACCGATGCCGATGCATTCTTGCATCAAGAAGGCACGGAAGTCACGGTCCAGGGTGTGAATAAACAAATCCACCTGGCCGGGATCGAATCGATCGTGTCTGACACAATGATGGATATGCAAGCGGCAATCCGAACCGCAGTGGCGATGGCCATCGCCGACATCGATCGCATCCTGGTCGATGTACGGAACGACATCGCAAAAGGAATGATCCTGGGCGATCCATCACGTGAAATCACAAAACGTGTCATGCAGACATTTGCCAACAGCGGCATGACAGCATTCATCACGAAAGATAATAAGCGACTGCCGCTTGATTTTTATGCGATGACTGTCACCAGAACAAAAATGCGCCAGGCACACACAGACGGTGCAGTCAATCGATACAAAGAAAATGGCGTTTATCACGTCAAGATCAGCGAACACGGTATTACATGCAACAAATGTGCAAGATACCAGGGATTAGTCGTGGCACTTGATCCCGAACATGCGGAAGGCTTTCCAGTGGCCGGGATCGATGTGCCACTGCCGCCATATCATCCAAACTGCCGCCATACAGTGCGGCCATTCGTGATGGAATATCACAGTCAAAACGACATCCGAAACGAAAAGCGGAAGTGGAAATCGTTCGATCCAGAAGGTGATCCGCGGACCGATGCACAAAAACGACTATACAAGGCCGAACAAGACATTCGCCGCAAAGCGCGGCAGGAAATGAAAGAATACATGCTGATGAAAGCCACACTGCCGCCGGATCAAGTGCCGAAAACACTGGCCGCTTATCGCCGGATGAAGCGGAAGAACGATGCACAGTGGCAAAAATTACAGGCACAATTCAAACAAGCACTGGGCGAAGTGGATCTGCAAGGGCCGCCGCCAGGAACGCCACGAAAGCGGAAAGGGGCAAAAACTGGTCCTGGATCATCGACACCGAAAACGGACAAAACGGACAAAAAACAAAACGTGTCCACTTTGTCCACACTGCCAAAAGGACCGAAACTGACGGAAGCGGATCTGGCGGCACACAAAGAGTTTGACAAACGCATCGATGGCATCGAATTCGCTGATCGCAGACAGACAGCAAGATTCTTACTTGATCAGATCCCTGGCGGCAACCAGATCAAAGTCAGCATCCGAAAAATTGAAGCGAATGGCCACGTGGGAAAATTCAGCGTGGTTGGCGGAAAATTCATAATCGGTGAATATGCATTGTTGAAAGATGATCCGCGGCCGCCGCAGTATCGATGGAAAACGGTCTTTCATGAATACTACCATGCACAGATGCATGGCATGGATTATGACGATCATTTTCAGCGTGATAACCAGGAATGGACTATCTGGGAAGAAACAGCCACCGAATGTGCGGCATTCTTCATGGCGCAAAGGGCCGGATGGAATGTGTCCACGATCCTACCGTCTTATTCAGAATATCTGATCCGCACACTGCCGATGCTGAAACAACTGCCAGAATACGCCGATTGTGAAACGATGGTCGATTTTGGTGCAAAGTTTATGAAGTATCGATTTAATGAAGAACATAAAACGATGGAATGGCGGTGGCTAGTCAGACGTGTGGAACAAAATGCAGATGTGTTCGACATCAACGAATATTTCCGGGAACACTACCTGGAACATATCAAAGCGAACAAAGACCGATATGCCGATATGATTTACGATTCACTGTCACAGTCGAACAAATTTACACACGAATCCGTGATCCGGCAGATGATCAAAGAAGGCCTGGAATCTGGGATCAGATTCGGCACGGTGAACCGGGAAATTCGCTTATGTCTGCCAGTCGCGATGAATGAACTGGGGGTGAAGAAGCCATGATCGCGATCTATGATCTGATCGGAAAAATTCAAAACATGGACAACATGGACAAACTGGATGAAATCATCAGTCGATGGTACTTTCAAACATCCGTATGGACACCACAAGTGAAAGAAGAAGTCAAAAAAGCGGCGGTCGAAATCCTGCAACTAGGCGAACCGAAAGTGTACCAGTTTATTGTGGATATGTACGGCCTTAAAATGTGAACAATGTGGACAACTGAATGGAAAAATATTCACTTTTTAGCCGAATGTTTGGTATAATAACGATAAAGACAAGCAATCGGGCCACAAACCGTGTGAGTGGCCCGGCCTGGGATCATTGGATTGTCTGATCCTGGGTGGTTTCATCACGTGAACGTGTTTTTTTCGGCCTTTTCCTGGTGACGGGCCTTAAACGAAACCAGAGATCGTGCAAGGGGGAAGAAAGTAAAATGCAAGACAAACAAATCACGGATGAATTCATCCAAAAAGCGAATAAAGCATCCGAATTCGGATTCCTGCAATTTTTTGCCGGAGAGGGTGGACAGCAAGGCGGCGAACCTACTGATCCAACCGATCCAACTGATCCGCTTGACGATCCAGAAGGCGGCGAACCAAACGATCCGACTGATCCAACTGATCCAGTCGATGATCAAGATGATAACGATGACGATACTGGGATCACATATGAAAAAGGCTTGATTGATCGCATTTTAAAAGCAAATAACATCGATTTTGGTCAATTGTTGAAGGACAATCCAGAACTGAAACGGCAATATCAAGCAAGATTCAACAAAAATATGTCCAAACGCCTTGAAAAATACCAGGGTGTCGATGTCGATGAATATTTTGAACTGAAAAAACGTGCAGAAAGCGGCAATCTCGAAGGTGACGCAAAGACTTGGAAAGAAAAATACGAACAATTGAAAGCAGAAATGGAAACAACAACAAAGAAAACAGCCATTCAACAGTATGCGATCGAAAACGGATTCGATTCCGAACAGATCGCATTCATCACGTCAATGATCGACATGAACAAGCTGGAACGTGATGACGAAGGTGAATGGATGGGCATTGACGAGGAAGTCGAACGAATCAAAGAAAAATTTCCACGGATGTTCGAACCACGTGACGGTCAAGTCGGCGGCACACCGAAAAAAGAATCGAAATATAATCCTGGCACGAAAAAGCACAATCAAGACACGAAACCGACTGATCCACGAGAACTGGGCCGACAAATCGCATTACAGCGGCATAAAAACCGCTTGAAACAACAATAAGGAGGTAAAAACACATGAACTTGCAACCGAAAATTGTATCGATCGCAGGCCAGAAAGAATTCCTGGCCACTACACAAGGCCTTGTCCACAAAGTGGGTGGCGTGACGCTTGACGCTTCAAAATTCACGCCAGATGAAAATGGATTCATCAAGGCCGGATCTGCACTTGCATTGACAGCAAGCGGAAAAGCTGAACCATTCAACGTTTCAACACCTGGCGATCCATCCACTGCAAACGGAACGCCATACATTCTTGCACACGATGTGCAAATCAAAGACGGCACAACCAACATCGATGCTGTCGCCGGAGTGTTAGAAGCCGCTTATTTAAAATCGTCAGTGGTCACAACCGCTGAACCTGGTCGTGTCGTGGTGACACAAGATTTTATCGATGCATCGAACGGTCGATTCCACCTTCGATAATGGTGGACAAGCCGGACAATATTCATTTTAAGGAGGTAAAAAACGATGCCTTTACATTTAGAACAATTCCAACGTGAAGCATTCCAGGGGTACGTTGAAAACGTGCCGCCAAAACGTGAATATGCACTGGCAAAATTCATGCCGAATCAGCCAGTCTATGACATTGAATTCACATACAACATCATCAATGGCGGATATGGACAAATGGCATCCATCACCGCATGGGATTCTGGCGCGCCGTTGCGTGACAAAGATGTGATTCAACGCTTGACAGCGCAAATCGCCAAAGTGCAACACGCATATCGCCTTACTGAAAAAGAACTGTTAATGTTTCACCGGCCACGTATGGATGAAGAACAGCAACAAGTCATTCAAGCGATCTACAACAACACAGACAAGCTTGTCTGGGGTGTTCAAGACCGTGAAGAATGGTTGCGCGCTAAAGCTGTTTATGTCGGACAATTACAATACAGCGAAAACGATGTGCAATTGAACATCGACTTCTTGATTCCGGCAGAAAACAAATTGACTGCCGATGTGGACTGGTCTGATCCGACTGCGCCAGTGATCCAACACTTACAAAGCGCAGTGCAACGATTCAAAGAAGCAAACAACGGCGAAAAGCCAGTCGAAATGCATATGTCTAGCCGTGTAGAAACATGGTTATTACAAAACGAGCAAGTGAAAGCACACATCTATGGAAACACGACTGATCCGCGCATCGTGACAAGCGAACAATTACAACAATTATTCAGCGCGTTGTCGTTGCCGCCATATCGTGTGATCGATGAACAAGTGATTGGCGAAAACGGCGCGGAAGCACTCATGCCAGAAGATCGTGTCGTCTTACTTGGTGAAGAACTTGGACACACAATGGAAGGACCGACAGTCGAAAACAACTACAAGCCTGGCATTTATGTCATTCCAGAAATCAAAGAAACAAATCCACCACGCCAGGAAGTATATGTCGGAAAATCTGTATTTCCGGCATTAGAACGGCCACAAGCAGTCGTTCATTTAATCGTTGCACAATCCTAATGACAAAAAAGGGATAGACACATGATCTAGTCTATCCCTTTTTTAAAAAATACATTCAAAGGGGGATTTTTTCATGCCGAAATACATCGCAAAACGTCATTTAGTGACACGCACTGGAATCAAAAAACCTGGTGATGTGATCGAATACACGAAAGAACAAGCGCAAAAATTATTGGCCGCAGGATTCATTGAAGAAGCGGAAGAAGAAAAGAAAACAACAAGCAAAGGAAAACAAAAAGCTGATGAAGCGGACAAAGTGGACAAATAAAAATGTCCACTATGTCCACATAAGAGGTGAAGGCCATGACAGTCAAAGAATATTTGGCCAAAATTCCAGGTGCAGATGAATTCCTGGCACTGCCGGAAGCAGAACAAGAAAAATGGATCTTTATGGCCGAAGAAACACTGCGTGATCATTTTCATCCGCGTGTGATCACGCCGCGTGTGGTTGCACTGCAAGTCATGTATATGTTCGAAGGCGAATCCGAAGATTTTGCCATGCTAAAACGACAGGGCGTGGATTCGTTCAGCACAGAAGGACTGTCTGTTTCATTCAAATCTGGATCAATCGCGCCGATGGTCCTGGAAATCGTTAATCGAAGCGGATCGGCAAAGGTGGGCCGTTTGATATGAAACCACCGATGAATGATCCAGTCGTGCTGAAACAGCCCAAAAAAGTCGATGGCAAGATCCAAAAAGACGAAAGAGGATTCGCCGAAATGATCGAAATCCCGGTCATGGCCAGGGTGATCAACGAAACCACCGAAGTGATCGATGAGAAAGGACAAACACGTCAAGCTGTCATGACTGTCATCCTCCCACCATCTGTGACACCATCCCTGGGCGATGAAATACAAGTCGGATCAGACACCGTGGTGATCCTACAAGTCGAACCACGAAAGTCCTGGTCTGGCAAAAAGACATATTACTGGGTGACGAACTGTGGCACGTGATCACATCTTTTCATTCGAGTGGGAAGGTATTGACGAACTGGTCGAGTTATTGGAAAACATGGACAGAAAAACAAGACGGATAATGGTCCAGGAATACACAAAATTCGGCCTATTGGTTGAAGAAGGTGCGAGGGCACTTGCACCGAAAGACGAAGGCAACCTGGAAGATTCGATCAACGCAGAAAAAGCGAAAATCATCGGTGAAGGCGTGGAAGTGGAAGTCGGTGTCGGATCGGTCTATGGACTGCGGCGACACGAAGAACCACCACGCATCGGAAAATACCCGAAATATGAGCGCGGCGCAAAATTCCCGAACTACTATGTGAACGGTCTGGGTGCGCGGACCAGATCAAAACCAGGATGGCGCGGCGAAAAGCCAGGTCGAAAATATCTGCAAAGGGCCGTGGAATTGGTTGTGGATGATTTTGATCAAATGAACGAGCGCATCCTTGAACGGATCATGGAAGGCAGGCGATAAACATGATCCAGAAGTGGATCAAAGATCAATTGGAAGCGGCGATCCCGAACCTGGAATGGACATATGACTACAAAACAGGCAAGGATCACACTGGCGTGGTCTATCACGAAACGCCAGGGCAGATCAGCCGGGATGATTTTGAGATCATCACACCGTCATATTCGGTGTATATCGAAACATCCGACATGAAAAACGCCGAAAAGTGGGCCTGGATCGTTTATGACACTATGAACAAGCGGCGGCAGGAAGTGGCCACCATCGATGATCGGTCATTCCAGGTCATATTTATCGAAGTCACGACACCACCGATCCTGGTGGGGATCGTTGACAAAAAAATGACATACTCAATCAATCTACAAGCGACAATCCGCAAAATATAAGGAGGTAGAAAGGTATGCCAGGGGTAAACATTCCATTCGGTCTTGCAACGATCACAGTGGGTGATCCACAAGATCCGAATAAAATCGTGTTCGATGGCGTGAATTATTTTCAAGCAGAAGGCGGCGAACTTAACATTGAGCCGGAACTTGAACCGATCGAACTGCAAGATTTTGGTGCGACACCGTATGATGAACGCATTAATGGATATACATGTGAATTGACCATCGTTGTTGGTCAAAACGACTTGAAACTGATGCGTAAACTATTCGCATATCATTCGGAAATCGTGGATGAAGGAACAGGCGAAGTCATCGGCCTAACTGACGAAAAGATCGGCGCATCGATGCGTGACAAAGCAGTGCCAGTCACGATCCATCCACGTGAAATGGGATCAGACACAAGTCTGGACATCCACATTTATAAAATGTCTGGTGTTGGTGCGTTCAACCGCACATATGAAAACGCACAGGGATCATATGAAGTCACACTGCGTGCATATCCACGTGATGGCGCAGATCCAACGAAACCAGGCAATTTCTATTACATCGGCGACACTGATCCAAACGCATAATATCGACATTTTTTCATCGCCGATATGACGAAAAATCTGGTAAAATAGGGATAGGGAACATAATGATCCCTATCCTTTTTTAATAAAAAAATCAAGGGGGAATAAATAATGGCAAAAGTGACACTGACAATCAAAAACGGAAACGTGAAGGAATCACAACAATTCGAGATCGACAAAATCACAACTTTCCAGGCATTGAAACTGAAAAATGAAATCCATGCAATCTTGAAAGACTTGAAAAACAATGGCGAACTGAAAGAAGTCATGGAAGGTCTATTCAGCGGCGAATTCGATGTGGACAACATGGACATTAAAAACATCACAGCGGATCAACTGGAACAAATGAAAGACGAAAAATTCATCACAAGCCTGGCAGGGGCATTCGATCGATTGCTTGAAACTGTGCCGGAACGTGCGATGAATCTATTGTCCATCATGTCTGGCATCGATCGTGAAGTGTTAGAAAAAGCGTATCTGGAAGAATTATTCGATGTCTATGATGCTGTTATGGAAGAAAACGACATCATCAAACTAATTGACCGAATGAAACGATCTTTTTTTACGACAAAGGGCCAATGGTCGCAGGCACTTCGAACATTTCTGGCCAACAAATAAACGATGACACCGATCTATTCGAAATGATCATATACACATTGTCACCAGTCCTGGGCGGCAGATCCGAAGTCCTGGCCACGCCGTTTGTCGAGTGTTTGAAATACATCGAACTAGAACGACAGCGGAAAAAGGCGGATCGATGGAACAGATTTATGGATCTGTTTTATGCACATCCTATGGTGGATAAGAACAAACGGCAAAGATATGTCGAACTGATCCAACCAGAAAGACCAAGACGAAAACTGACAATGCGGACAAACCTTGAACAATTAAAGGCACTAAAAGAACAACAAGAAAGAGAACGTGCCAGAAAATCAATCAGACAGGGGGGATGATTGAAAGGGGGCACGATAAGTGGCGACAATCCGTGAACTGCGTGCAAAATTCACTGCGACTGCGAATGGATTCAAATCAGCTATACAAGGCATAAAAAAAGATATTCAAAGTCTGAATGATGCAAGCAATAAGGCCGCCGACAACATGAACAGTCGATTTAGCAATCTGAAATCGACACTGGTGGGATTCGCCGGGGCATATCTAGGATTCGAAGCGTTAAAAGGCGGCATCACCAGTGTGGCAACGGCGATGATCCAGGGAAACGCCAATATGGAACAATACCATGCCACACTGACGACTGTTCTGAAATCGTCAGAAAAAGCGACAGAAATGCTGGCGTGGGCCGAAAAATTCGCCGCATCCACACCATTTGAGATCCCGGACATCGTTGAAGCGACAACAAAACTGGAAGTGTATGGGATCAGTGCGAAAGAAACACTGAAAGACATCGGTGACATGGCGGCGATCACCGGGAAACCGTTAATGCAAGCGGTCGAAGCGATCGCCGATGCCCAAACAGGTGAATTGGAACGCTTGAAGGAATTCGGTATCACCAAGCAGATGTTGATCGACAAGGCCCAAGAACTTTATGGAAAAGAGATCGTCAACGCAAAGGGCCAGATCACTGACATGGAAACAATGAACAAAGCATTATTCGCCATCATGCGTGAACGTTATAGCGGTGGTATGGAATATATATCAAAAACGTTCAATGGTATGTTGGCGAACATCAAAGATTCGATGGGCACAATCGCCGCCGAACTAGGAAAACCGATATTTGAAAAGTTAAAAGGTCAAATGGAAGATTTAGTGCCGATCATGTCGGCATTTACATCGTTCATTCGCGGCGACATGTCGGGTGCGATGAAAACACTGACGGAAGCATTCGGCGCAAATAAAGCACAGCAGATCATGTCCTTTTTCCAGACGATCAAAAACGCTGGAATGGGCATAAAAGACTTTTTCGTGTCACTTGCACCGACAGTGCAAAACATCGGAACGATCCTGGGGAACATCGCACCGATCATCATCGGTCCACTTGTGATTGCGTTTAAAGCTATCGCCGCGGTACTTCCACCAGTTTTAAACACGATCACTGGAATCGTGGCCAAGTTTACTGAATGGGAAGGATTCATCCCACTGGTGACAGGCCTGGCGGCGGCGATGGCCGTATTCAAGGCGCAGACGGTCGCCACACAGATCGTGACAACCGTGGCAACTAGGGCGACACAAATGTGGGCGGCGGCACAAAGATTATTGAACCTGGCGATGTCTATGAATCCGATGACGTTGATCATCGGGCTGATCGTTGGTTTGGTGGCCGCACTGGTTATGGCTTATCAACGGTCTGAAACATTCCGCAACATTGTCAATAATGCATGGCAGTCGATCAAATCCGTGGTGTCTGCGGTTATCAACTGGTTTGTGACGACAATCCCACAATGGGTGGAAAATGTCAAAAACTGGTTTGTCGGCCTGGGTCAACGAATTTCTGAAACGTGGTCAAATATCAAAAACGGCATCGTCAGCATCTGGCAGAATATCATCGGAACGGTCGTGCCGATTGTCCAGTCTTTTGTCCAGGCTATCGTTGAACGAGCCAAACAGATCGCCACAAATGTGATGAACTTTATTCGGCCGCTGATCGACTTTTTCAAAAACACCTGGAATAATATCAAATTGCTTGTCCTTTCAATTGTTGGTGTTTTTTTGAATCTGCTAGTCGGGAATTTTGAAGGTTTGAAAATTTCTCTTTTGGGAATCTGGACAGCGATCAAAAACCAGGTCATCAATATCGCCACGACAATCAAGTCAATGGCCGTCAACATTTTCACGGCTTTGAAAAATGGTGTACTTGCAGTGATCAACGGTTTGAAGTCGCTGGCGATCTCGGCGTGGAACGGTTTGAAGTCGGCGGCGATCTCGGTGTGGACAGGTTTGAAAAATGGTGTCGTAAATACGGTACAGGCTTTGAAAAACACAGCGATCAACATCGTCAACAGTGTCAAGTCTGGGGTAGTCAATGCGTTTAATTCAGCGAAAAACCTGGCAATTTCAGCCTGGAACGCATTGAAATCTGGTGTATCGAACGCGATCAACAGCGTGAAATCCCTGGTCAGCAACATGAAAAACAACATTATCAGCACGATCAAGGGAATCAACTTGTTCGAAATGGGCAAAAACGTAATCCAGGGATTCATCAAAGGGATCAAATCGATGGTCGGTGCGGTTGGAAAAGCCATCAAAGAAGTCGCATCGAACGTCACGAACAAGATCAAATCGGCACTGGGCATCCATTCGCCATCACGTGTGCTGATGGAAATCGGCGCATACACTGGTCAAGGATTCGCTATCGGTATTGAGAACATGAAAAAAGCGGTCGTCAATGCAACACAATCCCTGGCCGATGCAACGATCGGAACGATCAGCAGTGCAGAATTGAATCCAACCGAACCACAAGTTGCGGTGGCGGCGGCCACAGGAGCGCAGACGAACTATAACGCACCGCTGATGTATGTCGAAAACCAATACGTGAACGACAATACAGATGTGCGTGACATTTCACATGGTCTGTATAACTTGCAACGCAGATCAGATCGCAAAAAAGGGTGGTGATGTAGATGCCTATGGGCTATACATTCGGCGGTCGGCACATTCATGAATTCCTGGTCGAAATGACTGGGAAAAATGTGCCGATGACACCGCCGATCAAAAACCTATCAGAAGAACAAGGCGGCATTGACGGCGGATGGGATTTTGGGATTCAATACGAACCGAAAATTATCACCATCGATCATTACATCCTGGCGAAAACCAGGGAAGAACGGCAAAACATGATCCGTGAACTGGCAGGATGGCTGAATCCACGACTGGGTGCAAGGGAATTGATATTCGATGACGAACCAGACAAAATGTATTATGCAAGATTATCCGAACAATTCGCGCTGGAAAAGGTTATCGGAACATATAGCGACTTTTCACTGAATTTCATCTGTTATGATCCATTTACTTATTCGGTCCAGGAATACACGCAAAACATCACAGGCAGTGGACAAATCGAACACCTGGGAACACACGTGTCGAAACCGATCTTGATTGTGGATCATCGCGGCGGATCAGCAACGATCACGAATCAGACACAAGACGGACAAACACAGACGGTGACATTCGCATCGACTACACCGCCAGGTATATTCACAATCGATATGAAGGAAGGAACGGTCAAACTGGGAACGCAAAGCGGCGAAAAATACATCGATTCAATTGAATGGTTTGAATTAGAACAAGGGATGAACACGATCACGCACAGCGGCAACATCAATCAAATTACAGTGAAATATCGGCATACATGGCTATGAAAAAGGGGTGATCGGCATGGCGATTCAAAAAGCGTTATTCACGAATCAGTCAGATTTTATTCAAATAGGATCGAACCAGGTCGGTGTCGATCCTTTTCTGTATTATAACGGCGATCAATATCAACAAAACAAAGTGGCCATCCAGATGCAACGATTCGGCAGTCCTGCGGCCATCGGTCCAGGAATCAGAGGGAACGCGGCGGCGATGGATGGTGGATGTACCATCTGGCGAAATGTGCCGAATCCGGCGGCTAGAAAACGCATGATCAGTCTATGGATCAAGCCGACAGCGGCGGATCTATCACGTTTTTTCAGTGTGATCTGCACAGACCGTGGCGATGGATGGACTGATCATGGGATGCATCTGGCATTGAACTTCGATAGTGCAAAGCAAAAAACATTGTTGAATGCGCGGATTATCAGATCAGGATCGGGAACATCACAATGGTACACACATGATCCAGATCAAGGAACGATAGAATTCCAGGCCGATCAATGGTATCACATTTGCTTCTTTTATGATGCAGATGGCGGCCTGCCTGGCGGTCGTTATGTTGCAGTGTACGTGAATAAGACACTGCAACTGCAATCGTTCGTTGCGCCATTTGATATTACTGCGGCATATACCAGATCGTTCACACTTGGCGACATACCAAACAACGGATCATATAGCGGCACATATCGATTCAGCGGCATGATTGACGAAGTGATCCGATTGCACGGTGATGATGTGTGGACCATTCAAGAAATGCAACAATATTATGACGACATCATGGCCGGAAATTACATCGATGCAGAAACCGAACCAGGAACGATGAAAGTCGGAAAAAATTTTGTGACTGGACAATATAATACGAATCTGATGACATGGACATCACCGACAATCGATTTAGGCCAGGATGGATTCGATGATTTTGGTCGTGTGCAGTTAAACTTCGAACAGCCGCCTGGTACATTCATCAACATTTACACCAGAACATCGGATGATGGCCAAAATTGGGATGCCTGGGTGAAAACAAGTGTCGATGGAACAATCAACAGCAGTGATAAGCGTTATTTGCAAATCAAAATCGAATTCCAAACGACAAACGGTGCAATAACACCAAAGATCATGGAAGTCCAGGTCCTGGATTATCAAAAAATTAAGCGTCTGACACTGACATCCGAACCATTGATTATTTATAAGGATCTGGAAAGCGGCCTGGAACGCATCGGCGAATTGAAAAACGCTTATGACGTTATCATCACAGAAGAAATCAACGGTGAAGAAGTCATCGAATTCAAAATGGCATCGAACGATCCGAAACGAATCGAACTGGGCGCAGAACCAGTCGAACTGATCGCACGGATCGGTGATAAACAATTTATCATTCGAAACGCGATCGATAAACGTGACGAAAACGGCAAGAAATACACACAATTTTTCGGTGAAGCGTTATGGTATGAATTGCGCGATGCTAAAGTGATCAACTATGAACAGGTGGAAAAGACGGCATACGAACACATCCAGGCCATCTTGAATTCAGCGGTCGTGCCGACTGGGTGGACCATTTACAAAGTCGAATCCGATGGCCGAAAACGAACGATTCGCGGCGAATGGAAATCTGTCCTGGAATTATTACGCGAAGTCGTTGATCAGTTTGGCGGCGAACTGCAATTCGACACCATTAATCGCACAATCAGCCTGGTGAACCGCATCGGTGAAGATAACGGCGTTCGATTCTACTACAATAAGAATCTGAAAACGATCGAACGGTCGGTGGACACGTACAATCTGATCACACGTCTATATCTATATGGCAAAAACGGCATGACTGTCCAATCTGTCCATCCACAAGGCCTGGAATACATTGAGGACTTAACATGGGTAAACGCGTTGAATCTGCGAAATAAGATTCGCATCGGTGTCTGGAAAGATGAACGATACACGATTCCGCAGAACCTTTATGATGATGGCATGAAAATGTTGCAAGAAATGGCGAAACCGAATGTGTCTTATGCGATGACTATTGCGGATCTGTCCATGTTGTCCGGCCATGAACACGAATCGATCGGCCTGGGCGACACCGTCTGGGTAGTGGACACCGAACTGATGAATCTGCTTGTGGAAGCGCGCATCGTGCGGCGAAAATACAACGTGCGGCAACCGTGGAAAACAGAAGTCGAATTGAATCAACCGAAAAAGGAACTGGCCGATGCGAATCGGCGTGCTATTGACGATGCAATCGAAACGCTAGTGGAAAGCGATCCACTGGACACAAGTGACGTTCAACAGATGACTGTGTTCAATCATTTATTGAATTCACGTGCAGAAGATGGCACGAAATACTGGGAAGTGACTGGATCAGACATCACGATCGAACCGTCTGGATTCAGTGGTAATGCATCTTGGAAAATACAAAGCGGCTATGGAAAAACAAATAAACTGAAACAATCCATTTATGGTGTGTCACATCGTTCGGCGTACACTATCAGTGCATATGTGGCCACAGAAGGAACGATCACCAGGGGAACATCACAGGATGCGTTCGTGGGGATCAAGGTGACGATTCACTACACTGAACCAGACAGCGATGGCAAAACATATGAAGAACACTTCCTGGCGATCCCGGACATCACACAACAAGGCGGTGAAGATAATGGCGGTTAATTCGCTGAATTTTGAACTGATCGTGAAGAAGATAGAAACAGACACATCGCGGAAAGTGGATCACATCGATGTCGAGATCATCGCCAATGACTACACAGGAACGTTTTATTTTACGGATATAATGTTTCAATCGGGAACGGTGGCCACATCCTGGGTGGGCCACGTGTCTGAAATCAGATGGTCATTCGATAACGCATAGGGGGGGATCGTGATGCCAAAGATCACAGACTGGAAAGTGTTTGGCGGCACGGTCGAACTGGAACGGAAACACATGAAAGTGGACCACGTGGATCTGGAAATCGTGGTCCACGACACCGTTTCATGGAAGGATGGGCCACAACCAATCTATTTCACTGATCTACAATTCCAACCAGGCCACCAAAAGACAGGGTGGATTCCAAACACACAAGAATTCCTGGATCGTGTTGAATTCACTGTCGATGAACTGCGGCGATACCGACTGGCAGATGGATCGGTCGATCCTTATTTTCAATTTCCGCCAGGTGTGACACCGCGAACCTACACACCAGAAGAACTTGGCTATCAGCGGCTTTTCAATATTATGGGCCGCGGCCATGAAGTTATTGTCCTGCCGAATGATCTGCCAGAACCAGAATTCTGGGATCTTGATCTGATTGCACAAAAAGGCCTGGAACGGCCAGTTGAGATTCTTTCCACTGGGATTGACTTCACGATCATCCCAAAAGATGACTTCGAACTGATGCGACTTTCAAACAATATCGGTGCATTGTTGCCGGAGGAAGAACAGAAATATCCAGACGATCCCGAACATCCACTGAATTATCGATATACCAGGGAATTTTGGATCGGAAGCGGCCACGCAGGGGATGTCATCGAGATCAACGCCACCACCATGACGGCCAAAGTGAATGGCATCACCATCAACACACAAGGGATCAAACAAATCACGACTGGCAGTGATACAATAAAAATATACAAAAACAAATTTCATCTGATGCCGCGTGGATCGGTCCGATTCCGTGTCGAATTTTATGGCCGGGATGCAAATGGCCGCCTGGCCGACACTGGGATCGGTTATCGCGGCACAGCAACATTTAAACAATGGACATATGGGGTGGAAAGACTATGACGAAACAAAAACGTGTGATGACATGGTCACTGCGGATTCAAAACGATGACTATCGACACGACATCGAACGTTATGGAAACAAGATCACATCGATCGGATTCCATGAATTCAATGTCGATGCACAGGGCCGGATCGCCATCTATCGTCTAGGGCCACAAAAGGATGCACAGGGATCGTTCACATCCTTCACAGATGCCACCACATATGATCGTTATGCGCCAGGGCGGACATTATGGCCGAATTACATCGAAAAAGACATGAAGCGGTGGCCGCATATCGAATATTACATGCAGTTTGTTATATTCGGTCCAGAAACGGTGTCACGACTGCTGGATTCACAAACGGCGCAGGATAACTTTATCAACAATCTGAAAACGGTCGTGGCCAGATTCCGAAAGGATCAGAACGGAAATGATCTGGGATACACCGGGATCGAAATCGACTGCGAAGGATCATTCAGTGATTCGAAATGGGATACACGCGCCGGGGATGATGTGAAGTATATCAATCTATTGAAACGGATTAAAAATGAAGTGATCATCGATGCGAATCCAGATTTTAAATTACGGATCAACGCACATGCGATGTGGGGCGATGGAATCCCGGATTATTATCGATTCCATAACTATAAATTGTTTGCCGAATCCACCGATAAAAACGGAAATCCGTTGCTGGATGAAGTGCAGATCATGACGTATGACTTTTCCTGGTCTGGATCTGCGCCAGGGCCATCGACACCATTGTGGTGGATGCGAAATGTGGCCGAATGGGTGAAACAGTGTTTTGATCCATCGGTGAATCCGAACGCAAAATGCACGATTGACAATGTGTATCTGGGCGGCGCAGGGTATGGCCGCAGATGGCCGATTCATTCGGATGATAACTGGGGATCGACAGTGACATATCGGGATCTCGTTGACTGGCAAAACGGTTATTTGATCCACCACCTGGGCGGCGGCCAACTGGCAGACCAGGATTTTATCCCTTTAAATGCGTTTAATGATCCAAACAGTGACAACCAGATCATGCTGATGCATCAATATGACTATTTCAAAGCGCGTCACATGAAGCGATATGATTCGATGGGGCAGACGACAGTGCGTGTATCCGAATATAACGGCATCGAATATGCAACGGCCTATTCAAAGACGCAACATGCTAAAATTAGCGGTCTGGCAGGGGTGACAGGGGTGAAAGGTGTCAGCGAACCGACACACAACCTTTCACCATATGATAATCCGAAACGCGGTGAAACAGTCACCATTGATTTTGGGAATGGCCAGTCATACACATTCCAGGCATACCAAACGAAACGTGTGCCGTATGTACCGACAGCAATCAAAGATGCAAACGGAAAAATAACAGGATATGCGTGTCAGTTATCCGAACAGCCAGAAACTGTTTTGACATACACGTTAAATGTGCCGCAAGCTGGAACATACAAGATCGGCGCAATTGTGTCATTTCCATTTTATAACTATACGAAACTAGGTGGACACATAAATGGCGCACCATTCACGATCGGCGGCGACAATTTACCAGACTATTATCCGATGATGTTCAAAGCATGTCACATCTGGGATCTTGGCACACATTCATTGAACGCCGGAGCAAACACCATCACGATCGAAGGGCCTATGTCTGCACATGGCACGATCATTTTCGGCTTTTTTGCGTGTCAATCACTGACACTGGAAGTGATCGGCGGATATATGGACTGCGAATCGACAATATATCCTTACAAAAAACGTGATGGATCAGATGCCAGACTGCCTGCACAATTCGCACTGACATCGGAAGTATTGCAACAATCGCCGCGGCCAGTGATCATGTGGGAAGATGTATTCAGACAGTATTTGAATGATGAATTTGTTCAACAATACGGCCTGGAAGCTACAACCTATTACAGATTGACAGGACAGAAAAAAGACTATGGCGGCGGCACGATTGAAGAATGGACAGATGACGTGCTGACTGGATGTTATGCGCTAGTGGACAACGGATTCACACAAGGTCACTGGCCAGTGGAAACAGACGAAAACGGCACAGCGTGTGCAAGATTCCGGCCTAATGATCCGAAAAACAACGGTGTGACATCTGGACAGTTAGTTTTGAATTACACATATAAAACCACGAACATTTCCTGCGAAGTGCAATTCAAAGTGAAATCGGGTAGACGCGCCGGGATCAGATTCGCATCCACTGGACCAGGGGATGGATATGTCTTTTTAATCGATTATCAAACACAGGAAGCCATGATGTTCTATGAAACCGCTGGATCATCGCAACTGGTGGCCAGTGCATCCCTGGGGGATAGAAGGGCCGACTATGATGAATTGATCACATTGAAAGTCCTGGTCAATAACGGAAAATGTCGGTGCTATTTCGGCAACGTGATGTTCTTTATGGATATGAATCTGCCGCACATGTCGCCAGGCGGCATCGGATTCGTGGCAACAAATTGCGATGCCTATCTATATAAACTATCCATCGGAACGACTGAACGATGGGAAACACTTGAACGATTCAGTGTCATCATCGATGGCCAGGAATATAAGATGGGCGAAATCAGCAGACCGGGAATCAACCGGGATCAGTGGGGATTTTTGATATATTCTGGATTCAATGAATACAACACCAGGGAAGTCCTGCCGGATGGATCGCGGCCAGAAATCAGTCTGGACTATGTATTTAAACCGATCCATGTGCCATCCTGGACCGGGAAAAAGAAGATCACGATCAAGCTGATCGATGCCGGGCTATGGTATAAACAGCTATACATCGGCGATGCAAACGGCATGTCGATCGCATACGCAGGGGATGAAGAATCGTTCGACAGGGCGATGAACATCGCGGTGCATGAATATGGATGCAAAGGGATCGGTTTGTGGGTATTAGGTCAAGCAGATCCGCGCATCTTTGAAACATTGCCGGATGTAGTGCCGTGGCATCCAGATCCGAACGAAAACTAAAAAAACACGGCCAAATGATCAGCAAAATATGGTAAAATTTAAACAAGAACAGGGGGGTGAATAAAAATAAAGGAGGTACAACGTTTTGAAAACGCCGCAACAAACCGACACGCTATTCACTGCGATCGCCGGAGGATTTACATCGACAGTGGCTTATTTGATCGGCGGTGTGGACAACCTTTCAAACGCGCTGACGGTGTTCATGATTTTGGATTATTTCACTGGCATCCTATCCGCTTTCTATACGCGCCAGGTGAACAGCTACCTGGCATATAGAGGACTGGCAAAAAAAGCAGGGATGATCGCATTCGTTATTGTGGCGAATCAATTGGACATCATCACTGGCAACACGGAAGGGTTTCTGCGTGATGCCATGATGATGTTTCTGATCGGGATGGAAGGCATTTCGATCAAAGAGAATGTCGAGAAAATGGGATTCAATGCACCAGGATTCATTGTGGAAGCATTGAAAAAGCTGATGGGGAATGATAAAAACGATTCATCGAAGGGGGCTTGATAACATGCAAGCAAGATCCGCGAACAATATCAAAGGGATCGATGTGTCGCACTGGCAAGGAAAGATTGACTGGGCGAAAGTGAAAGCCGCTGGCATCCAGGTCGCTTATTTGAAAGCGACAGAAGGAACGACACATGTGGATAAAATGTTAAAAACAAACTATCAGAACGCAAAAAAAGCCGGGATCAAAGTGGGATTTTATCACTTTTTCCGGGCAAAAAACGAACAAAACGCACGTGAACAAGCCAGACATTTCGTGAACACAGTCAAAGGGATGCCGAACGATCTGAAACACGCGCTGGACATCGAAACCACCGAAGGCCTATCGAATGAAGCGTTGACGAAATGCGCGATTGCATTCCTGGAAGAAGTGAAAAAGCTGACTGGTCAAGATCCGATCGTTTACACATACACATCATTCGCAAGATCCCGATTAACAGCGGCTATCGCAAAATATCCAGTGTGGATCGCACATTATGGCGTGGACAAGCCTGGCGACAATCCGATCTGGGATCGATGGATCGGATTCCAGTACACTGACAAAGGGAAAGTCAGCGGCATCGCTGGAAATGTGGACATGAATGAATTTACGTCAGACATTTTTGTCGATGCGGCCAAAGTGGAACAGCCGAAACAAAAGGTCGATGCTGTCCAATCCACGCCATCGGCCACTGGCACATATACGATCAAAAGCGGCGACACGTTCTGGGAACTAGAAGAAAAGTATAACTGGCCACATGGCACACTGCAAAGATTGAATCCGTCAGTGAATCCGAACGCATTGAAAGTCGGCCAGGTGATAAAAGTACCAAAATCCGAACAGCCGAAACAAAATGCATCATCAGTCACTGGCACATATACGATCAAAAGCGGCGACACGTTCTGGGATCTGGAACAAAAAAACGGATGGCCACACGGCACGTTACAAAAATTGAATCCAGGCGTGAATCCGAACAAATTGAAAGTCGGCCAGGTGATAAAAGTACCAAAATCCGAACAAAAGAATGTGCAGCGGACCGTCAAAAACCACCAAAAACCGAACTATCGAACGTATAAAATAAAGAAAGGTGACACGTTCTGGGAACTTGAAAAGAAAAATGGCTGGCCACATGGAACGTTGCAGAAATTGAATCCAGGCGTGAATCCGGCGAAACTGCAAATCGGCCAAACGATCAAAATTCCAAACTAAAGAGAGGGGAAGCCGCATGAAGAACTTGAAGGCAAAAGACTGGATCAGCATCATTAAATATTTACTTCCTGTCATCGCACTGGTGATCGCAAAGATCGCAGATGCAGGCGATCCAACCAAGATTCAAAACGCACTGGAAATCTTCCTTACTGCTTTACTGGGATTACTTGGCGCAATTGGTATCATTAAAAGTCATGACAAAACTGACGATCAGTGATATTATATGAAGTGCCGGCCTATGTTCTATTTTCCTGTGAACCTTCGACACGTTTTTTCGAAATGTGCAAGTGTTCTGCATCGATATTCTTCATTCTCCTATGATCCGCCATCCAAACGGATAGCGGATCTTTTTTTGTTCGTTTACATTATATTTTATATTTTTTAAAAATCATCGTTGACATTGTCCACGATCGCATGATAGTATAAAGGCAACAAAGGAAAATATTTCATTAACAGGGGGAATGTTAAATGGTGAATATCGAAACAAAAACAAGAAAAACAGCCGCTAAAAATAGATTGCGTGCGAAACATGTAATCATCACAGCGGTGTTGTCAATGGTGTTGATTTTTGGCATCTTGATCGGTCTGAAAAACCTGGTGGCCGATCTAATCAATGCGAATGAAGCAGTGGTCGATGATCAAACGACAGAAACGCTGGATCGTGTATATGAATTGGCGACAAGCGATGATCCAGAACTTGACGTGACAGTCGAATGGAACGATGTGCAAGTGCAAAACGCGATCCACAAAATGTCGCACCAAAAAGTCTTGGCAGATGTGAAATGGGGTGCGATCAAGATCACGAAAAAACGTCTAGAAACATTGTCGATGATCATCGATCAAAACAAAGACCATCTGGAACACTATGATCTATATCGCGACATCTTGGATCGCTGGATGGAAGGTGACTTCAGTCGCGCAGACGAAGATCACAACGCGATCTGGGAACTGCAAGGCGGCACGATCGGGAAAGCCTATGGATTACAAACCAAAGAAGAAGAACAAGAATTCATCAAAAACACATTCGGTGATGGCGAATAAAAAAATTCGCCATTTTTTCTGTGGACTTGTTGACATCGTCAACAAAAAATGGTACATTATAAGTGTAAGGCAATCACGAACATGATCGAAGGGGGAATTCAAGGTGAAGCGATATGAAAAATGGGATCAAGTGGTGATGAAAAAGGCGGAAGCCAACAAACTGGGGATCTTTCCAGAACTGCAAGTGATCGAGGATTCGGGCGAATTCCTCACAGTGTACGCGACAACGAAAGATTTTAATACGAAAATGATCATGATCGAACGCGATCAACTGCTTAAAAAGTACCAATAAGATCCGGGCCGCTGATGGCGGCCTGGCACAAATAAATCAAACAGGGGGAATGAACGATGGAAATCAAAACACTGCCGATCAAGTGGTCTGTGCCGACTAATTACATCACAGGGGTTGTGATCGAAACAAGAACGATGATTTATGTGATCCGCAAAAACGGATCTGATGAATTCCAGGTCGATCGAATGGATAAAAACCACAAATGGAATCGATACTGGACAATTGATCGATTCACGATGAAAGGATCAGCCGGCTTGCCGAAAGCGGTGATCGAAGCGATCCAAACGATCAAAGAAAAAGGCATCCTGTGAAAAGCCGAAACGGTCTGGGGATTCCTGGACCGTCTGGCCAGATGGGATCTGGTCACTGATGATGGCAACCATCACAGGCCAAAAAAATCAAACAGGGGGAATGAAGGATGTTCAAAACTGAAAAACAAATCAATGAAGCGAAAGCCGCATTGAAAAAAGGTGTGATCGTCTATTACTTCAATGAAGCGGCGATGAATGCACACATCGGGATCGTGGTCGATACTGATCCAGAATATTATTCCGGCGAAGGCGTATCAGTCATGCTAGTCGATCGAAACTTGAAACCAAAACAAGATGTGTTCGGCCGGATCATATTCGACATCGTGTTTTACCACAACGAAATATATCGGATCTGGGAAACAGTCGGCGAATTTTTTGCAGGGGAGGAAGGAAAATGAAACGATTCGAAATCATGTTGAAAGACGGATTGGTGTATGCAGTTTTTCCGATATTGAATCCAAACTATCAAGGCAACGGCATTGACGAAATCATCGAAGCTGAAAGTTACGATGACGCAGTCCAAAAAGCGGAAATGAAATATGGCGGATGGTATCAATCGCCAGGATCGCAAAACGAATCAACATTCAAAGAGGAAGAAAACGCAAGATATTCGCCGGAACAAGTTTATGGCATCAAAGGTCTTTTATGAAAAGGGGGATCGATGGTGATCACAAATCCAAAATGGACCGTCACAGACGTTCTATGGGCCACTCTAGGCGTTTTGATCATCGGGGCAATAGTTTATATCATGTCGGTCTGAAAAGCCGAAACAGGACCGCTTTAAACGGTCCTGTCCGGCCAGATGGGATCTGGTCGCTGACGATGGCAACCGTCAGACCAAAAATCGAATAGGGGGAATTCAGATGGTGAAACAAATGACAGATGCACAAAGAAAGGCGATCGAATGGGCGGTCAAAATGGCGGAAAGCCAGATCAAATCAAGTCAAAGACGGATAAAAAGGGCGGAACGATCACTGGAATTGTTCAAGGGCATGGATGAATTAGATGATAAGCTGAAAAGACGACAAATCAAACATCAACAAAATCGGATCGAAAGTCTGCAAAACTACATCGATGCACTTAAAAGTCTGCTTGATTGACGAAAGCCGAAACAGTCCAGGATCATCCCTGGACTGTCTGGCGTGATGGGATCACGTCACTGACGATGGCAACCGCGTCAGATCAAAAAACACGAAAGGGGATCGAAAATGCAAGTCAGAAAAATCCACAAAGTCACGTATGAATCAGAAACAATGCCGCTGGAACAAGCGGTGGAAGAAATCGCGCAAAGCACTGGATCGCCTGTGGACCGTGTTCGCGGACTGATCATTCAATTCGGCAAAGTGATGACAGTCCATCATGTCTATCACATCGTGGATGCCAGTGGGATCGGGCTGGTGAAGGATGCAGAAAAATTCCTGGGCCAATCGATGGTGTTTCAACTGAAAGGCGGCGAAACCGTCATTTTGAAAGTCATGGAAGTGACACGATGGATGAATGGGGATTATTTTATCAAAGGATATGATGATGAAGGGATGTGGCGCACGATCGATGTCGATTCGATTAAAGCATATTTCACGCCAGGAAAGGGGATGATCCGATGAAACCATATGATCCGATCCCGATGGCGATCACATTGAAACCACACCAAACGATCCGAAAAGGTGAAGTCATCCAGGAAACCATCGGTGGCAAAGTGGTCAAATTTAAAGTGATCGACATCCGAATGGTGGAAATACGCGAAACACACGCACTGGTCGGTGTAATGGCCAGGGAAATCGGGGAAGGTGATGCCGAATAAATGAAAAAGACCAGGCGATCTGCCTGGCCACCAAACAGGGGGAATTCAATGGTGAATTCCTCTATATTATACCAAGAAACACGATATTCAACAACATGAGGAGGTGGACAAAATGGATAAAATTCCGAAACTAGTGATGGCATCGGATATGGCTGAAAAATGGGGTGTGGATCGCCGTGTGGTGAATAACTGGTCCAGGCGTGATCCGTCATTCCCGAAACCAGTGATGGTTGTCGGCAACGGGAAATATCCGCTTTACCTGGAAGAAGATATGATCGCTTATGGCAAACAAAAAGGTCTGGAAAAAGGGGATGATACACAAACATGATCAGATCGAAGGATTACTGGGAAGGATACAATCACGCACAGAAGGAAGCGGAAAAGCGGTGGGAACAAGCACGGTCTGAACTCACCGCCAGATTTATTGAGATCATCGAAGATTCCAGGCGTGACGTGAAGGGGATCGGGCCAAAAGTACACAAAGCACTGGTCGAATACGTGATCGAACGAATGATGAATGGGGGGCGGAAATAATGTGGCTAGGATTCGAAACACGGCAACAATATCTGGACTGGCTTGAATCGTTGCAACCAGGAAACGAAGTGGCAGTGGGATTCCGCATTCGATATGGAAGGGATGTGCGTTATGAGATCCGAACAGTCACAAGGGTGACAAATCGGCAAATCATCCTGGATGATGGTGCAATCCGCTTCAATCGCGGCACAGGGAAGCAGTGGGGCGGATATGCATGGATCGAGCCAGTCACCGAAAAAATTCTATCGCAAAAATACGGTAAACAGGCATAATTCCGCTGATCCCTGCATACACTGGATTCATCCAGTGTTTGTGGGGATACTCTACACACCGGGGGGATTCAGATGGCATTGAAAGTGGTTAAAAAGCAGATGACATGCAAAGAGATCATGATCCTTTATTTCTGCGATGACTGCGGCATCCAGGAATGGTCGGATCGGATCATTCCGAAAAAGCGATGCGAAAAGTGTGGACTGTTTATGGATCACGAAGAATGGGAAGGGTGATGGTGAATGCATATCACAAAAAAACTGATCCCGGCCGATCAATCCGAAATATATCAAATCCCAAAGCATCACGCACTGGATGTCCTGGCGAAAGAGATCACCAAACAACAAAGACACATCGAACGGATCAAGATGGACATCCAGGCGGTGAAGGATCAGCCGAAAAAGGTGGCACGATGGCAAAAACAGATCGAGATTCACGAAAAGCGAATCCAGGAATGTCGCCAGGCGATCAAATGGATCATGGAAAATCTGGTGTAAAGGCACTGAAAAAAATCAGTGCCTTTTTTATTTTTTATGGAATATAGACAGGCACACATGAAATATGTATGTAATGCAAAGCAAATCAAAACTAAATGAAAAGGGGATGGAATGACATGAAAAAAATGAAAAAATACACTGTGGTGATCAGAAAATTTTCAGGCAGAAAGGAAAAATGGGGATTTTTAGCGCAGAACGAACAGATCGCAAAAGCTATTGCAGATGCAATCAGAAAGGGTGGCAAGTAATGTCAATGAAAACGAAAGGGGTGGCATTCAATCTGGCCGATCCCGATCAAAAGGCATTATATGAATATGCCATGACACGCACCAATTTCAGCGCATACGTCAAACGGCTGATCCAGGCTGATATGCAACGGCAACAAGCAAAAACCGCAGGGCGACAACATCCTGCGGTCCATTCCGCTGAATATGGCGGCATTAAGATCCGAATTGGCGAAAAGTCACTGGGTGAATAGCTTGACGATGATGGCCGCCGTGCCAGTGGTCACAAGCACATATCCGATTCCGACAAGGATCGGCATCGATGATCACATCCTTTTCCAAAGTGTCGATCGTGTTTATAGTATGAACAAAAAACGAAAGGGTGATACATGTGTTCACACGAAAAAAGGTGGAAACCATTCCATTTCGCGAATTCATGGATGGCAACTGGCGCGAAAAGAAGGCTGAACGCCGCAAAGAAAGCCTGGATGAAGTGATCACCAGACTGGCGGCGGTTGGAACTGGCGCACATATGGTGATCCATCCGATCGATGCACACGCCGCTGACATGGGCGACATCATTATGAAGGCGTGCCAACCGATCATTGATTTATTGCAAGGCATTTCGTATCCAGTCGCTTTCATCATGATCACTGGCGGATTCCTGCTGATCATGACTGGGCAGACATCCAGGGGGATGCATTTCATCAAATGGGCGTGCCTGGGATATTTAGGATTGCAATTTGCGCCTGCACTGATGCAGATTGTGATCCAGATCGGTCAAAACATTCAAGCACAAGTGGGGGTGGTACGATGAAGCATTTCCGCATTATCCCGGATCAAAAGATTGACAACCGTCATGTGGATCAGATGCTAAAGACGCTGAACATATATAAAAGTCCAATACAGCGGTGGAATGGTCGGGGATTCGATCGAATCCCTTTTATTTCATACGAAATACACATCCAAAAGGATCACACCACATTCCACATGACGGTGGCCGATGAAATCGAAACGATCGCGAAAAAAGCACTGGAAACCGCCTGGCCGAATGCATCGATCGATCTGGCCGCTGATCCATTCCAGGGATTCGAACCGAACGCAATCAGCCGTCTGGAATTGAAACATCATTCCATGTTTGCCATTCGGGTGGATCGCCGGGAAAATGGATTCATGCACAATTTGTTCGAATCGTTGAAGGTGATGGGCCAGGATGATCGGATCTTCATTCAGATCCTTTGCATCCCTGCATCCCTGGACTGGTACACATCCGCCGCTGATGCCTACAAACGTTTTAAGGAAGGCAAGATGCCGAAAAAGATTCACATCGATGGCAAAGAACTGGCCAGGGAAGGGATCAAACTGGTGACACGTGGTGTCCTGGGCGTGATCGACACGATTGTGGTCCTAACAGGCGGCACACCAGAAAAGATCAATCTTGACAATGCAGATCGGGCCATGATGATGCGTGATGGTGGCCTGCGACTGGAAACGATCAACAAGACAAAACACGATGCGTTCGATGTCACGATCCGTGTGGCGATCCAGTCAAAGAATCACGAAAACATCATGAAAATGGTGGCCGCTTCATTCCGTGAATTCGATGGCGACAATCAATTCACATATTATCCACTGGATGTGAATAAGATGACGATCGGATGGATCGCCGATCGGAAACCAGGGATCAAGCTGTCAAAGGACTATCTATCGACACCAGAACTGGCCAGGATCATTCATATGCCGACTGGACCGATCCAGATGAAATGGAACATCGAACGGATCGAGAAAACACAGACAGCCGTGCCATCCAGGATCACGACTGGTCCTGGCATCTTGATCGGTGTGCATACACACAAAGGAGTGGAACAAACGGTGTTCATGCCGATCGATGACTGGGATGAGTTGTGTCTGCCGCGTGTGGCGATCGGCGGCATGGGCCAGGGCAAGACAAGAGGATTCGGCGCAAACTGGTTATATCAAGCGGTCAAAAATGGATTCGGCGGCCTGGCGATCGATCCGGCAAAAGGGGAAATCGGCAACGAACTGGCGGCGGTCCTGGATGAAGATGAATTCATTCGGATCAACATCGCGCAAAATCCGATCTGCCTGGACTGGTGTGAAACAAAATACAGTGAACTGGCCAGGGGCAGACTGGCAAATACGATGATCAGCTTTTTCAATTCGAATGCCGATGATGCAGGAGTGCAGACACAGCGATATATCCGGGCGATGGTTATGGGGATGCAGGGGAACAAACTGGATGAATTGATCCGCATGATGAATGATATGGCCTATTTGCAAAAATGCGTGGAAAAGATGCCGCCAGGATTCCACCGGGCCACACTGGAAGAACTGATCAACTATTCCGATGCCAGACGAATGCAGATCCTATCGCCGATCTTGAATCGATTAGACATGATCCTGGGCGATCCATTCCTGGCGAAATGCATGGAATCCGATCGATCCCTGGACATGGTGGACATTCTGCGGCAACGAAAAGCGATCGTGATCGATGTACCGAAAAAGGATGTCGGTCCAGAAGGCGTGGACATCATTGTGAATCTTCTATCCACCAAAATCGATCTGGCGATGACACTGCGGCCAGACGATGAACAATTTCCGTTTTTCATCGTGTTCGATGAACCGCACCAATACATGAGAAGCCACACGATCTGGAAATCAGCATGTGTGGAATCCAGGAAATGGCGTGTCGGCTATGTCTGGATGTTTCACGAATGGACACAAATCGATGACAAACTGCGGAAGATCATGAAATCCGCGTTGCCGCACTATCACGTTTATCCATCGTCAAAAAACACATTCCTGGATCTGAAAGAAGAACTGCAACCATTCGAACTGGATGACTTTCTAAAACTGGAACGCTGGCACGCCATCAACGTGATCCGATCCGGCGGCCAAACGATCACACCATTCATCGCCAGGATGACACCGCCGCCAACAAAAAGAGAAATCTAGTTTTTTGTTGTAATTTGCATAATTTTTGTTACAATTGAATGTGTAAAATATTACAATTCAAAGAAAGGGTGGACAATAGATGAAAAAGGTATTAAAAGCTATTTTGGCCGGGGCGTTGACATTCGGTGTGATGGGAACTGTGTTTGCAGTATCACCAAAAACCGAAGTCCAAGCGGCTGTCGTGGAAGATTGGAGCGGATACAAAGAAACAGATCTGCAATTACCTATTGACGCAAGTCTCGCTGACGCTGATCGGGATTATAATTATGGCGACACATACAATGTATTAAAAACGGTCGAATGGCGTTTTACTCCGAAACACATTAAAATCTATCGTGTGAACGAAGATAAAACGCTACAAAGATATAAGACTATTTACCCGGAACTTATAAATGTTATCGATGGCATAGAATATCAGTATAGATTCCAGACACCGATCACGACTGGTTTCCCTGCTGGAAACTATTATGCAGTACTAACATACACATATGAATATGCAGGCGGAAACTTCGTGACAGAAGCCTATCGCTCGTATCGTTTCACAATCAATTGATACTGAAACAATTCGAAAGGTCGTTCTTGGATCAGACAGGAACGGCCTTTTTTGTTGCCCAATAAGTGCCAGTGACACACGTGGTGCAAAAGTGATATGATGGGCGTGAGAAAGGGGGAATGAGTGGTGAACAAAATCGATCTGATCAAACAACTACTGGAAGCAGGCAAACTGCCGATGCTTGACAAAGACAAAGATTATACGATCCAGGAATATATGAAGCTGAAACACGCATCGATCAAAGCGATCGCAGATGCGCTTGAACAAGCATGCCAGGGATGATCCCTGGCTTTTTTATTGCGTAAATACCATTATATGCAGTGATCGAAAAAATATCACAAACATGATCAAAAAAATATTGCAAAGTGATCATGATCATGATAATATAAAGACGTGGACATGATGGACATGTCCGCCGCCCATCAAAGGGTGTGGCCGTCATATGGACTAGAAAAGGCGGTCAATATAAAAAGATCGGGGGGATTCAATGGGGAAAAGGTTGCAAAAACTAATCGAACAACAACGAAAGAAAATGATCGATCTGGGAATGACGAAAGGATTCAATCATCCAGATACGATCCGGGCTTCACAAGAATTGGACAAGCTAATCAACAAAGCAATGAAAAAGCAAAAGCCAGGGAAATGATCCCTGGCACACTACACAACAAGAAGGGGTGATCACCAAGTGTCTATCGCTGAAAATTTAAAGCGGCACAGGGAAGCGAAAAATCTGTCGCAACGAAAGCTGGCTGAATTGGCTGGCGTGCCGCAATCATTGATCAGTCACATCGAAAATGGCGAAAAGAAAAATCCAGGTGTGATCGGCATTAAAAAACTGGCCGATGCACTGGGGATCACAATGGAAGAACTGATCGAAAGCAAGGGGGATGAGGATGAGGAAATGGGCGGTCTTGACCGATGATCTAAAATTTTGCGAAATCACATTCGATGGCGAATGGTATCGTGTAAGAATCACCGATGAATTCGGTCAGGAATTAATGACAAACGAATCGATCAGCTTACAAGGGGCGAAAAAACAAGTCAAACGATTCATCGGCACTGGCCAAACGTTGAAATGGCAGGAAGTCGAAACCGACAAGATCGAAACACCATCCAAACTGCATCTGCCATTCGGTTATCTGTCTGTTTCACAAGTTAGAAAATATCTGACATGTCCACGTGCTTATGAATTCAAATATGTCAACAAACTGAATGAGCCGATCGGATCGACACTGGTGATGGGCCGGGCATTCCACAAAGGGATGCAGATGGCATCGATCAAAAAGGTGGTCGATGGCGAAATCTTATCCACTGACGATGTGCTGGATGTATATTCGGATGCGTTCGATCAAGAACGTGAAAACAATGATGTGGACTGGGCCGAAGATGATCCGGCAAAGGTGAAAGATGATGGCGCGAAGCTGATGCAGAAATACTATGAGGAAATGGGGATCAATGCGATTCCGATGGTCGATGATCGTGGCCTGCCGCTTGTCGAACGTGAACACGCATTCGAGATCGTGCCAGGGCTGAAAGCGAAAGCAGTCATCGACATCATCGAACAAGACGGATCAATCCGGGATTACAAAACAAGTAAGCGATCGCCATCGCAAACGATCATCGATGAAACGATCCAGATGCCAGTCTATGCGCTTGCATATCGTGACATCACTGGCCAGGTCGAAAAAACGGTGGGCCTGGATTATGCAGTGAACCTAAAGAAAGAAAAAAAGATCATGCGCCTGGAAACCGATGGGCCAGTCGATGATGGCCGCATCGAACGTGTAAAACAAACCTTCGTGGGTGTGGCAAAGGCGATCAGTGCCGGGATCTTTTACCCGAATGAAGAATCGAACGCCTGCGGCTATTGTTCATTTAAGGACATCTGCAAAAAATCAAAAACATTTTAAGAAAGGGGAATTCAAATGGGATTCGATATGCAATATTTCAGCGAAAAAGAAGCACAGCAATATCAAGATGCAGTGGAAAAACTCACTGAACAAAACACGATCCAGGTGGTTTCACTTAACGACATCAAACAAAAACTACTGGAAGAAGTGAAGGAATTCGAATTCAGTCCACTGGAATATGTGCCAGGGCCAGATGAAACGCAAAAAACCATCTTTTTAAAGATCGCTAACATCATGGGTGAACTGGACCGAATTCCGAAATCGGGATACAACAAGCAATTCGATTACTATTATGTGACTGAATCTGATGTGGTCGGCGCGGTGCGGCCGCTGATGGCGAAATATAAACTTGTCATGATGCCATCGCTGAAAAAATACAAAACAGAAACGATCCAGGGCAAATACAACAAGATGATCATGGGAACGGTCGAAATCGAATGGATCGTGCGTGATGCCGAATCCTATGAACAGATAAAATTCACGATGTTAGGCAAGGGCCTGGACAATCTGGAAAAAGACATTTACAAAGCAATCACCGGGAATAAAAAATATGCGCTGATCACACTGTTTATGATCGACAGCGGTGACGATCCAGAACGGAACGACACACCGACTGGTGAAGAAGGGCCACAAAACGCACAGAATGGGCCAGAAAACACGAAAAAGACACAAGGGAATAGTAAAACACCAGGGCAACCGAAAAACGGCCAGGAAGTGCCAAAAAATGCGTCACAAGGGCAACCGCAACAACCGCCGCAACAGCCGCCAGTCAAACAACCGACAAAAGGTGATCTATTGACACGGTGGGTGGTCCTGGCAGGGCCGGATCAAAAGAAACAGGAAGTGCGGAAGGCGTTCGATGAATGGTATGAAAAGAAAAAGGCCGAAGGATGGGATCACATGGCCATGATGCAAGCATTGACGAAAAAACTGCATGAAAAGAACCAAAAAGAAAAGCAGGCACAGCAACAGCAAGCAGATGGACAAAGTGGACAAGCACAGCAACAGCAAACTGATGACAAGTCGAAAGAATAACAATCTGGCCAGGATCATCCTGGCCTATCCAAAAAAGCAGGGGGGATATGGTGGCAAACTGGATCTATCAATACCATGTGTATAACGATCATATCAGTTTTATCGTGTCTATTCCGATGGAATCAGAAGAATATGCGATCGATTTTGCAAAACGTGTCGCACTGGATTATCTTGATTATCCGCTTTACCAACTGGATGACGTGAAATGTGAATTCATCGTCAGATTTTTTTGCGAATCAGTCATCGATGTGAACAAACTGCAAAAATAGCGGCGTGATCAAAGCGATGTGCCGTATGATCAAGATCCTGGGAACAAAAGAGGGGTGACAAATCTGACATCCCTAAATTATAAAAAATACCGTAAAAATAATACTTTATAAGATCATAGGGGTGACACTGGTGTCACTCCTAATCAAAAAGGGGTGACACTGGTGACATCCCTGGGGTGACACTGGTGTCACTCCGGGGGGGTGACAAATCTGGCACATAACAATTACTATATATACAAATACTAATTACAAATAGTTATTATATGTCACGATCCTGTGGATCATGACAATTTTTTCAGTTTTTTGTTTACAGTTTATAAACAATAAGCTATAATGAAAGTACCAAACAGGAAAGGGGTGCAACGATGGAGAAGAAACAAAAATTCAATCCGATCCTTTCATTTCAGACCGATGAATCGGTGTGCGAATTCATCCAGAAAGTGATGATCAAACGAATGGAATTCAACAGATCGAATATCGTGCGTGAGATTTTTATGATTGGCCTGGAAGAATTCAAAAAACGTCATCCAGAGATTGACAAGAAGTGAAGTGAATGGGGGAATGATCTATGTCAGATCAAGAAAAACAAGAATATCTGATGTCGGATGACATGTGGGTGTATGGATATAGTGTCATCGACAATGGTGTGATTTATTCGAAAGAAATCACTGATTCCGAATTCCGCACATATTGTGTCATCCGATCACTGGTGAATGAACGAAAAGCAGTGGCCTGGCCATCCTATGAAACTATTGCAGAATTATCCGGGCATTCCAAACGAACTGCGATGCGAAATGTGGCCAGATTGATCGAACTGGATCTGATCGAAAAACGGCCACGATCTGGAACGTCAAACGAATTTGTGGTGAAAAAACTGCAAAATTCCAAAGTGTTAAAAAACAAACAAGACATCCTGGATTATATAGAGAAATGCCGGGATGATGAACCGAAAAAAGCCACTGATCCTGGTGAAAAAGTGGACAAGCCGGAAAAAGCCGATCCGATCCCTTACAAAGAGATCATCGACTATCTAAACGAAAAAGCTGGAACGAAATACAGCCACACTGGATCGGCGAATCAAAAACTAATCAAGGCACGATGGAACGAAATGGCCAAAATAAACAAAGACCGTGACTGGATCGTGGCGCAGTTTAAACACGTGATCGATGTCAAAACAGCACAATGGAAGGGTACAGAATGGGAAAAATATCTGCGGCCATCCACGTTATTCGGCAATAAATTTGATCAATACAGAAACGAATCGCCGAATCACAAGCCAGTCGGTGGACAAAACAGACCAAAAGAGGACATCCGAACAAGACTGGCAGGATTCCTGGCTGATGAAGATTAAAGAGATATAAAAGGGGAAAGGGGCGATCGATCATGACAAAAACAGAAATGATCACTTTGCTTGAACAGATCGAATCGTTTTTTCCAGGCCGCTTCACAGCAGACGAAAAAACAGCGGCGGTCTGGTGGGAAGTGTTAAAGGATTATGATTTTGAACACTGCAAAAAGAATCTGATCAATCACGTCAAGTCATCCGAATTTCCCCCAACGATCGCCAATCTGATCGCAGGATCAAAAGACACAAGCCGGAACTATTCAGATGATCTGATCGAAAAGATCGAAAATGTACCAGAAATAGATGAAATCGTTGCAGAAATAGAACGGCGCACAGGAAGAAAGGTGATGTGGTAATGATCTATAATATCGATGCAGAACAATATTTTCTTGGATGTTTAATGCTTGAACCAGGGCTGGTCAAAGAAACAAAGATAAGACCAGTGCATCTATCTGAACGACATCGAATCATCCTGGATGCGATTCTAAAAGCAGATGAAAAGGGAAACACGCCGGACATCGTGGCCATTGTCACTGAAATGGGCGATGATAAAGTGGCGGCGATCGGCGGCGTGTCCTATCTTACTGAATTGATCGGTGCAGTGCCTACCACATCAAATGTGAAGATGTATGAACAATTTATTATCGATGCATACAAACTGCGTCTGGCAACCGAAGCGGCGCAAAGATTTATCGAGGATGTAAGAGGAAGCCGCGATCCGATCCTGGTGAACCAACTGGCACAAAAAATGGTCGAGATCCAGGAATATGGAAGTATTGTGAAAAGAAGATCCTGGCGTGACATCCTTGTCGATCTGGTGGAAGAATCATATCAAGAAAAAATCGGATTGACTGGAATCAACACTGGCTTTGCTGGATTGAATCGGATGACAGACGGTTTGCAAGGGAACAATCTGATCATCATCGGTGCGCGGCCATCGATGGGTAAAACGGCATTCGCATTGAACATCGGCACAAATGCTTGCACATTAGATGATGCAAGGGTGGACATCTTTTCACTGGAAACGCCGGAAAAACGTCTGGCCAAACGGATCATCGCATCGGTTGGCAATATCAGTGCTGAACGACTGCGGCGAATGGATTTTGACGATAAAACACGTGAACGATTTATTCAAAAGGTCGGCCTGGTGGATTCGTTTGACTTGCACATTCATGATCAATCGACAATCACTGTCGAGGAAATCCGATCGATCGTGGCCGAAAGCAATCGCCAGGCACGGAAAGAAGGCAAAAAACATCTGGTCATCATCGACTATCTGCAACTGATCACATATCGTGGGCCGCTACAAAACAAGGTCCAACAAATTGGCCATATATCCAGACAATTGAAACTGATGGCCGGGGATTTTGACATCCCGATCATCGCACTGTCGCAATTATCGCGCGGTGTTGAACAACGACAAGACAAACGGCCTGTGATGGCTGATCTGCGTGAATCGGGTGACATCGAACAAGATGCCGACATCATCGCTTTTCTTTACCGGGATGACTATTATGACAAAGAATCTGACAAAAAGAACATCACGGAAGTCATCATCGCTAAAAACCGGGATGGCGCAGTTGGTACAGTGGAACTGGCGTTCATTAAAGAATACAACAAATTCTTGGATCTGGAACGCCGATTCGATGAAGCATCATGATTCTACATACAGCTTATCCAAACAAGCCCAAAAATATTCATAAAAAATAAAGAAAGGGAGAATGAAGAATGCAAGTGATCTCGAAACGATTCAGATTCAATCAATACTGGGAATTCGTGATGGTCGATGGGCAATTCTACATCTTGGCGAAAGACATCCTGGGGTATTTCGGATATAAACGGACCAGTCACAAAGTGATCACCGAATTACTCACTAATGATGATCGATTGATCATCAAAGGCAAAGCAACACACGACATGAAGCATGTCGAGAAAGGACAACATGCGTTATTGATCACAAAGGCCGGGCTGATGACGTTTGTTTACAACCGATTAAAAGATGACAAGCGAGAAAAAGGGATCGAATTGATCCACTGGATCAACGAAAAAGCAATCCCGGAAATGAAAGAGGAATGGGAAAAATTTTTAAAAATCAATGGAAAAGACAGCGGTTTCGAGGAACGGTTTAGCACGGATGATCAAAAACATCCAGATTTATTTGATATGGCACTGGAACAACAAATTGAAGAATTGAAATGCATTCAAGAAGTACAAGAAAAAACGATCCGCCGCTTGCAAGAAAAACTGGCGATGGCCGAAAAGCGCATCGAAGCACTGGAAAAGGCACTGAAACAAGAGAAGTTAGAAAAAGCGGTCGTGAATGGCGAACGCAAGCTGATCGATGTGGACCGATTGATCAACTATCTGAAAGGTGTGGATGCAAGTGGGCATATTCGATGAAGTGAACGCAGTGCCCAAACCAAAACACAAGCGGCGGACACCAAAGCGGAAATCCAGGGGCGAATTCAGCCAGGAAACGATTCGGGCGATCTGGGAACGTGACGGCTATCGATGCGTGAAATGCGGATCATATCACCTGGAAAAAGTGCCGCACCATGTGATCTATAAAAGCCAGGGCGGTCGTGGCACAAAGCGGAACGGTGTGACTGTTTGCCGTGGATGCCACGACTGGGCACACGGTTTGAAACCAGGTCCATTCGGAGAACCGCCAGAAGATGGCCGCAAATGGTTTGAAAACTGGGTGGAAACATACTTGGATGAAAACGGTGATCTGATCCGAAAGGGGGATCATCGTGGCAAGATTCGTGACTTTTTCCTGGGAGAATGGGAAACAGGTGATCACGATCTATGAGGAAGGGATGAAACGAAAGCGGATCATCCAGGAACAAGATCGGCCGTTTCTTATCCAGGCGATGCATAAAACAAATGATGGCCGCTATGAGTGGGCCAACGAAAAACCAAAATACATGAAAGGGGAATAAGAACAATGAACAATGTGACGTTAGTGGGAAGATTGACGAACGATGTGGAATTGAGATACACACAACAAGGGAAAGCAGTGGCCACATTCAACCTGGCAGTGCAAAGAGAATTCAAAAACCAGGATAATGTTTATGAAGTGGACTTTCCACAGATTGTCGTCTGGGGCAAGCCTGCGGAAACGTTGGCCAACTACACCAAAAAAGGCAGTTTAATCGGGATCACAGGTCGATTGCAAACACGGTCCTATGAAAGACAGGATGGCAGTCGTGTTTATGTGACGGAAGTGGTGGCTAACAATGTACGGATCTATCAATGGAAAGATAGTGGACAAGGTGGACAAAGCAGACAGGGCGGATCACAACCACAAGGCCGTGGATCACGTTATCCAGATCCTTATGGTCCATATGACGGCGATCCATTTGCAAACGATGGCGAACCGATTTATGTGAATGATGACGATCTGCCATTTTAGGCAGTGAATGAACAGGGGGTGATCATGGTGAAATATTTTGTCGGCAGTGATGTTCATTTTATCGCATTCGATCAAAACCTTTTCAAACACGACAAATGTTTTCACATCAAACGATCTGATCAAATTTATAGCGGCATAACGATTTATAAAGTCGCCGGATCACAAATCGCCGACTATCTGCACGACAGGATCATGAACATGTATATCAAAGGTGACATCAATCTGGAAGTTATGCCGGAAAGCCTACTTTACAAAACCATATAGGCCAGGGATCATCCTGGCCTGGAAAGGGGTGGACAACATGGACAACGAACGCAAAAAAGGACCAATCGAAGTGGCGTTCGATTGGACATTGGCGATCATTGCACTGGCCACGATCATCGGCCTGGCCTGGAAATACATTTTAAAACCATTATTCCTGGGGTGATAAGCATGGATATTCGTGAAGAAATCTATCAAGCGCAAAAGGAACGTGAAGAATTCGAAAAAGCGCGCGCCGCATCGATGCCGGATGAAGTCGAAAGAAAAATCGTGGAACTGATGAATGATCCACGCATTCAAGCGGAAGTGATGGCAATCATTATTCATCTAAAAAAACAAAAACGAAAAGACATCGAGATCTTGACGATCGGTCTGATGGTCACGAACATGGCACGAAGCGTCATGGAACAAGCGGCGCAAACCAAACAGAAAGGGGAATGATCATGGGTGTGCATTTGCCGAAACACGCCACAGTGACGATCGATGACATCGTGATCGATTTACCATTCGAAATCGAACTGGATTATCAAAAAAGCAAAGCGGAAGATCCAGAAATCACCGAACTGAATCTGCCGAAATCGATCGAAAAAGAATACAACGTCATAAAGATCAAGGAAGGGGAATGAACAATGGAATTCAAACTGTATAAGGTCGCAGGATATGAAGAAGCGATCATGTCACTGCGGATGTCGAAAGGCAAATATTTTTCCTGGGAACGAGCCAAAAAAATTCAGCATCTTGTCTATGCGGTGACAGATCACCGCGGATTCATTGCGCCGCCGCAAGTTTATATCAATAACATGCGAAACCTGGCGGCGATCGAGGAAGATATAAAAGTCGATCACCAGGGCAAAAAAGGCGAAATCAGCGGCAACTATATCCGGGATGTGGATGAATTCAAACGATTGTTGGCACTCACACTGAACAATGCGATGGGCGAACACAAACACCACACACTGATGAAATACATCGACATTTCATTCTTTACGATCGGACTACATAGAGGGGCGCAGGATGATCTGGATGCACATGCCATCGCATTCAATAACCGCATCACACGATATTCAACACGGCTGGCCAACATCCAGGAAACTGTCTTGTCTGAATGGTATCAAGACAAGATCATTCCATTCGAACATGCACAGCATTTTGTTGGGATCGAATGGCCGATGGTGATTGAAACAGACATTGGAAATTTTGAATACACACCATTCGGATACATCCATGAAAATTTCAACAGAATCAGCGATGAAAATGGATTGAAAAAAGATGTGAAACGCGGTCTGATCCCACTGTCAATGGCATCGAACGCACTATGGAAAATTGATCTGTTTAATCTGCGATATGTCTATAAAATGCGGTCGAAGCTGACAAAAGCGAATCCAGAACTGAAACAAGGGATGGAAATGCTGGCGGATCAGATCGAAAAACATGTGCCTGTATTCGGTCCATATTTCCGTTATGAATTGACAGACACTGGCGAATGGGAACACATGAACAAAGTCAAGACCGTCACCAGGGAAGAATATGAACTATTGAAAAAGATCAAAAAGCAGATGCAACAACAAGGCACAGTCGATGTGGATCTTTACCGTCTGCAACAGGAAGGGGAATGAAAAAATGGTGAAGGTGGATGAAAGAACGATCAATTTATCAGATCTATTCCAAAAACAGAAAATGCTGACGGATTATGTGTGGCAAAAACACAACATCAAAAAAGCGGATCTGGAAAAAGAAAAAGCGGCGATCATCTGCGAATTGTGGGAAACCGCAAACGAATTGAAATCCGATGGCTTCAAATATTGGACCGACAAAAAATGCGACAGGGAAAAAACGCTGGAAGAAATCGTGGACATGTTGCATTTCTATTTGCAGATCGGGAACATCCTGGGTGTCGTTTATGAACATTACTGGATCGAAAGACGTGACACGATTCTGGATCAGATCATGGCGATCAACTGGTCATTATTAATGATGGATGGGCCGCTGACATGGGCGGTGTCATTCGCACAATATCGTGGGCTTGTTCGGATGCTTGGATTCGACTGGGATCAAGATATTATCCCGGCATATAACCGAAAATTCCAGGAAAACATCGCCAGACAGCAGAGGGGATATTAATCGATGTTTATTAAAATTCCATGTCCAGGGATGTATCTGGAATTTAAAAACAAAAACCCGAAACTGTTTGTGGAATATTGCAAAGCGTACATCAAACATAGCCACTATGGCTTGAAGGCGGTCGGGGTGGAAACATCCCGATCCGGCCAAGTCTACATCCTAACAATCCCGGATTATGATGCAAAACGGCCAGTCGCAAAAGGTAGAGGAAAAAGCAGACAAGTCATATTAGAACCGATGTATAAAGTGCCGATCGAGAATTTTTTGAGTGAAGAAGAAATCGAATATCTAAAAAGGAAAGGGATGGACAAATATGGCAATAAAATCACGTGAAGCGTACATGATCATGAGAAATCCAGAAACGCACATGGAAATCAAAATCGATCTGACGAAAGAAAACGCCGGGGATCTGGCGATCAAAGCGCATGAAAAAGGATTCGTGCCGATGGATCATGAACTGACACGAAATCAGTACCACAAACAATTCAAATCACTATCGAAGGCGGTCAATCCGAAACCGCGCAAACGGAAAGGAAGCCGCAAAAATGGCAAAAAGTAAGGGCAAGGAACTGGAAGATCGAATCATCAAGAAAAACAAAGAATATCTGGAACAAGGGATTGCTACGATCAAGAAGATCCCGAATAAATGGGCAATCAGACGGAAAGGGCCGCACATTGTCGGGGCGAACCCGATTCCGTCTGGTCTATGCGATTTTATTGGCACATCCAAACTGGTCAGCGGTCGTTTGATCGTGTTCGATGCGAAGGAATGCAAACTGAAAACACGTTTTCCACTGAAAAATATCAAGCCGGAACAAATGGATCACATGCAGGAAACGGTCGAACACGGCGGCATCGCTTTTCTGATCGTTCATTTTACTGAACTGGATGAAATGTATTTCCTACCATATGAATTCGTGAAACCATATTGGGAAGCGGCTGAAAAGGAAGAAGGGCCATCATCGATTCCGATAGCGGACATCCGGGAATCTTGCACGCAGATCATCGACATGGATTATTTCACGCATATCCAGATGTTTTACAAATGAAACCGAACATCACCGATCGATCCACCTGGACATCTGGGTGGATCGTGGAAGATCCAGACAACCACATTTTGATCTGTGTCGATGAATGCGGCAACGTGGTAGGAACATGTGACGCAATGATGCCGCCAGTCATGGTCAAACGGTGGATCGTGAAGGTGGGGGAATTCAAAAAAATCAACATTCGAAACCAGATGCACTATATACAGAAATGGAACGAAAGAATGGTGAATGATGATGACGAAAAATATCGATTCGAATAAACAAGCGGCAACCACGAAACCGCCGCAGGGAAAAATATATGATCAGCGGTGGCAGGATTATCAAAGACGGATCGGCTTTTACAAAAAGACGGTGGCAAAATACAACGCCATTGTGAAACGGATCGAGGAATTATATAAAATCACGGAACAACTGGATGACAACAATCCCGATGATGTACTGAAAAAAGCCGAAATATACGGCATGATCCTGGAAGATGTCGGCGATCTGCATTATATTTCGATCACTGCCTGGAAATACGCCGATGCACTGAAAAAGGAAGCCTATGCACTGGCGATCATCCGGGAAAGGCCAAACGGCCGCACAGTCGAAGCGCACCGGGAAATGGCGGTCCTGGAATCGCAGGAATGGCGATGGAAAATGGCTGAATGGGAAGGATTGACGAAACGGTGGGAAAACGCAAAGACAACAATTGAAGAACAGATCAAAATCATGAAGTGGAAGATCAAATGGACACTGGCGAACATGCAACAAGCAGGAATGGCGAATCCGAATGCATAACGAAGGGGGGTGTTCAGTGGTGAAATGTGCTATCTGCGGCTATGAATTGACAATCGATGAAGAAATCGAAGTCATGCTGGCCGATGATGATGAATGCCCAAAATGCGGCGGCGGATTGACTGTCGAATGAAAAGGAGGTAAAGGAATGAAGCGGCACGGAAAATGCTATTCGTGCCAGACAACAGGGGAAACGATATACAGCCAGACGATGGCCGAATGGTTGTGTATGGAATGCTACAAAGCATTTCTGGATCAAATCATCGATGGATAAAAAGTGGACAAAGTGGACATGTCCACGATGTCCACATCAAAAAAAGGGGGATGATCATGGCCAAACTGAATGGATACTGGATCAGCAAAACTGATCCGAACGTGACGGTGTATGTCGAAAAGGTCTACAAAAAAGGATACGTCACTGGATTCAAATATATGAAGGTTGCAGACGGTGAAATCCATTCCAGATTCAAAGCGACATTCGATGAATTGCTGGATCAATACGAACGAAAAGGATGATAAAATATGGATCGATGGGAACGAATGGCGAACGAACGCGGCCAGGCGATCCAGAAAGCGATCCAAAAGGAAAGGGGGATGCAGAATGGGTGGCAAACCATCGAAGGGAACGCCGAAAGATATGCGATTGAAACGGAACAGGAAAGCGGCAGGTCTGCCAGTCGGTCCAGGATCGAGATCGAAAAAGACAACAAGTAAACGAAAATAAGGCCAGGGGAAACCTGGTCTTTTTTGCGGACAAAACGGACATTTTAGAAGAATATAACAAAAGCGCATTCGGCTATGGTAAAATATAGACAAGCCTGGCCAGGTAAAAAAGAGGAAAGGGGAAGATCGAATGGCAAAAACGACAACACAATTCCAGTACCATTCCGGCGTGGGGGATGCAACATCCTACATTCACACATCGGAAGATTACATGAATGTTTATGTGACAGTAGAACTGGGCCGTGTGGGAACATGGGAAACGGAAGCATGGTGCAAATTAGCTTTACAACGATATGAAAACGGCGCATGGAAAACGATCGCCACAGCGCAAGGATATGCCGCAACAGGGCAAAATCTGAATCGAACATTCAGCAATATCAGTAATGTGATGGAAAAGCCAATGCGTGTCAAAGTGGATCTTTATGCGAATTCCTCTTATTCCGATTATGTCCAAACTGTCTACACAAAACAGTGGATCAGATAAGGAGTGAATGGGCGACATGGCGACAACTTCTAAAGCGATCGAATTGAATGATAATTTTACTTATGGTGGTACTGGATACCTTAACACATCCGAAGATTATATGAATGTTTATGCCACCTGGGAAACGCCATATAATACTTATGTTTATGCCAGTATGACACTGCAACGATATGAGGATGGCGTGTGGAAAAACATCGAAACGAAAGGTGCTTATGCATATTACACACACCAAGAACGCAAACACGCTAATGTCCAATTTACTAACATCGCTAAAAAAGGCACGCCGATGAGGGTAAAGCTTAACTTACATGACGGAAACAATCCGAATAGCCCATCTATGCAAACAGCTTATAGTTATAGCTGGACAAGATAAATCAACAAGGTCGAAAAAGATGGATGGACATCCTGGACATTTTCCCTGGATGTCCATTTTTTATTCCATGCCGCTGAATGGTTGTGGTAAAATATAGATAAGCAAGTACAGCCCAAAATCCCACCATGCCGGGTGTATAGAATAGGCATGGACCAGTGGCGGATCTGGTGATCAAAACCGCATCAATGGGTGTAAGGGAGCGAAAACACCTGGCATCCAGACAGGCCGCATAGACGGCCAACAGGTCCGCCGTGCCTGGGATCATAGCAGAAATGGTCCAAATCACGGCGAATTTCACTGCCTGCATGTTCTGTCTGTGGGTGGCCGCCACACAAAAAAAAACGAGCCAAAAACAAACAAAAGGGGATGATCTATGGACAGCTAGGCAGTGGACAAACAATCAAATCAAATAAATTCGTTTCACCAGGAGTGAGTGGCGACAACTGAAATGAGAAGGGGAAAGGGATGGATCGAACAGGGCCGATTCATCCCTTTTTATATGGACATCCTGGACAAAATAGTCTAGGGTGTCTTTTTTTATGCCAGGAACACCACATATCGTGACAAAAGACGACAAAAATCTGGTAAAATGAACAT